GGAGCAGGCCGTCCACAGAATTTTCAGCGAAACTGGGCGTGATATCACTGGTAAACGCACATCGTTCGTGCCGCCGTAGTACTGGTACTGGCTATCGCCCTTCGGGCGCTAACCAGTGGAGTACCAGTACCAGTACCAGGGCGCATGTGATATCCCGCCACCCATGCGCCGGGGAGATGGGTACGGCAGCCAGTACCAGGGCCAGTACCAAAGCCATTGCCAGTACCCCGCCAGGTGTCCTACCCTGATGCGCGATGTCCAGGAAACAGGACCGGCGGCGGGCCAGCCAGGCCAAGGCGCTCGCTGAGGCTGCGCTGATTGTCGCGGGGAAGGCCGGAGCCACGCGACTGACCAGCGAGGAACGCGACTGGATGCTGACGCTGATGGACGGCGGCGCGAGTAATGCGGATGTGGCCAGGAAATCGAACCGCAGCGCCGAAGCGGTGGCCCGCGTGAGAGCCGACTACTTTCCGACGGCGAAACTGGCGACCAGGTACCTACAGGCGAATGCGCTGAAGCTGGCAGAGCGCATCGTCAGTGACGCGACGGTCGAAGAAGCCATCGACGTACTGACGCGGCCCAACATCGGCGTCCTGGCGGTGGCCAAAGCCGCGCTCGACGGCCAGGGGAACGTGTTTTTGAGCATCAGTACCAGTAGCCTGGGCGGCGTGGTTGACCCCGGCAAGCTGCAAGACCAGAAAATGCTGCCGGAACCCGTCGATGTGACCCCCAGCGCCTTCTCTGTGTCCCCCGCGCGCATCGAAAAGCCTGAAATCGAGCAAAAAGAGCCGGAAATCGCAAAAAAACGCGAAATTTCCCAACAAACGGCGTCCGCATCGGCCAAATTGCCGAAAAACCCGAAAAAAGACGAAAAATCGCCGGAAAAGCCGCGCCTGGTGCGAAATCCCGCCGGAAAGCCAAAGAAAACCGCGAAAAATCGCAAAAAACCGGCGTTTCTCGACCCACATCCGAGCAGAAATGTCGCGCCGCCGGGAAAAGCGCCGATCACGCTCCGGTTCAACCTGTACGACTAAAGGAGTACGCCAATGGGCCTCATCGAGCTGCTGATTGTGCTCGTCATCGTCGGCGTCATCCTGTACTTGATTGAGACGTACATTCCGCTCTCGCCCCCGATCAAAACGGTCATCCGCGTCGTGGTGGTGCTGGTCCTGATTCTCTGGCTGTTGCAGCTCTTTGTCGGTGATATCCAGATCCCCGGCATCCGCCGCCAGTGACGATCCTGGTCCTCGCCGTAGTACTGGTACTGGTACTGGCTGTGGCCGACCACTTCACGACCAAAGAGCCAGGCCCTGACAGCGGCACGGTGGATCTGCGGAAGTACCTGCGGTGAGCCGGTGAAACTGCACGTTGTACCGGCGCACCAGGACGACGACGACGACATCCCGGTCCGATTCATCCCCCCGGATGGCAAGGACGAATGGAAGCCGGTCGCAGAGTGGGTCGCCCTCGACTGGTCGCACTGGCTTCAGCAACACGGCTGGAATCAGGGCCGCATCCATCAGTACTTGTCGGTCGATCGGTACAAGTACGGCTTCGGCCTGCGCCGTACCGACAGCTCGCCGTTTACGTGGATGTACCTGCCCGTCCCCGCTGCCGTACCGCTGCACGCGAGCACATCCCCGAACCTGCTGTACGGCGGCGCTGCCGGGGGCACCAAGAGCCACAGTACCCGCTGGGACGCGTACCGCTACTGCTTCAGCATCCCGGAGTACCGCAGCATCATCATGCGCCGCACCTTCGAGGAGCTGCGCCGCAACCACATCGACAAGTCGGTCATCGAAGCGGAAAAGATCAACGCCTGGTTTGGCCGCGAGGTCATGCAGGTCGTCAGGTCGGAGCACGAAATCCGCTTCCCGCTGAACAACGCCAAAATCACGTTCGGCCACTGTCAGAACGTGGGCGACGAGGAGAAGTACCTGGGCGACGAGTACGACGACTTCCGCCCCGACGAAATGGCGACCTTCGAGAAGGAACAGATCGCGGGCGTACAAGGGCGGCTGCGGAGTACCAAACCTGGCATCCGCGCCCGTCTGGTCGGTACCTCTAACCCTGGCGGCGCGCACACGCTCTGGCTCAAACAGTGGTTCATCGACCGCAACGTCACCAAGCAGGAGAACGCCCGGTACCGCCCTGCTGACTACCAGTACATCCCCGCCCGGCTGTACGACAACCCCTGGCTGATGGACCCGGACGGCACCTTCACCGAGTACGAAAACCGCCTCTATATGTACTCGCGCCAGCGCCGCCGCCAGCTCCTGAACGGCGACTGGAACGCCGTCACCGGCCAGTTCTTCGACGAGTGGGCACCAGGCCGCCTCGTCGGCCACGTCCCCATCCCCGCAGGCTGCGCGATTGAACGCTGGATCGACTGGGGCTACAGCAAACCCGGCGTCTGCCACTGGGTCGCCTGCCTGCCCAATGGCCGCCTCTACGTCTTTGCCGAATGGGTGTTCAGCGGCACCATCGCGTCGGAAGTCGCCAAGCGCATCCACCAGCTCACCAAAGACGAAGTCCTGCCGATTACCAAGGGCCGCCTGACCCGCACCATTGCAGACCCGTCGATGTTCGCCATCAGCGGCCACACCGGCGAGAGCTACGCCGACACCTTCAAAAAGAACCACGTCAGCCTCACCCCCGGCGACAACGACCGCGTGCTGGGCTGGGGCCGCCTGCGCCACTGGTACCGCAAACACCCGGACGACGCCGGGGCCTGGTTGATCTACAACCCTGACTGCGACTACGCCATTCGCACCATCCCGTCGCTCATCCACAGCACGGTCGATCCCGAGGACCTGAACACGGACGGCGAGGACCACGCCGCCGACGCTGACCGCTACGGCGTCATGGCCCGGCCATCGCCCTCGGTCATCGTGCGGCAGCGGTCCATCGTGCTGCCTGATTCCATTCGCGGTATGCTGCGCTCGCTCGACCAGCGGCCCCGGCAGATCGGACAAGTGAACTGAGGTACTCGCAATGCCTGACATCCCCGGCCTGCCCGGCTACAGCCCCAACGCCGAAGCCCCCATCGGCCAGACGCCGACTGCCCCCGGTACCGACATCGCGCAACTGCGCCAGTCGCTGGTGTCGCTGCCGATGGACGAGCAGCAGAAAGGCGAGTGGCTGAAACGCTGTACCGAATGTGAAGAATTCGTCAAGCTGCATGAGCAACGCTGGGACATCCTGCTCGACGAGTACATGCCCATCGTCAGCCCCACCGGCCACGCCGAGACGGTCAAGATCAACGCGCATTTCCGCAACGTCCACAGCAAGATTGGCGAGATGTTCGTCCAGTCGCCCGAGGTCACGCTGACGCCCAAGGAAGCGTCGATGGAGAAGGTACCTCTCCCCTCTGGCGCTCTGGGCAGCGCCGAAGATGCCATCTCGGTCAAGCAAGCCGTCCTCAACGACTTCCTCACCGACCAGGACGGCATCAACGCCAGCCGCCTGATGGGCGAGTGCCTCTTCGACGCGCTGGCCTGGGCCGGGATCGCCTGCGTCAAGGTCGGCTACCGCGCGTACTTCAAGACCATCCAGCGCCCGGTCATGCAGCAGCCACCGCCGATGCCCGGTGGTCCGGGGGTGCCCCCGATGGCTCCGCAGCCGCCAATGATGATGGGCGGGGGCGGCGCTGGGCCTATGCAGCCTATGGGGCAACTTCCACCGCCGCCAGGACAGCCGCCGGGGATGCCGCCCGGCCAGGGAGCGCCGCCGCCGATGGGCGCTCTGCCGCCGCCGCCGCCGCCGGTACCAGTACTCGACCCGTTCACCGGCCAGCCGAAGATGGAGTCGGTCCGCGTGCCGATTCACGAAGAGTGGTACGCCAGCCGCTTCTCGCCAAAAAAGTTGCTGTTCAACAGCGACCTTCGCAGTACCCGCTTCGACAAGGACGCCACCTTCATGGGGATGGTGTTCTTCATGGAGCCCGCGCAGATCGAGAAAACCTTCGGCATCCCCGCCGCCGACATCACCGGCGGCAGCGAGGACGACCGCGTCCACCTGTACAAAGACGTCAACACGCGCGGCACCAACACCAAAGTCAAGTGCTACGAGGTCGTCTACAAGGCATCGCATTTCACCGACGAAATCCACCCGCTGAAGATGAACCAGCTCATTCTCATCAGCGGCTACACCGGCGGCCCCGCCGTCCATCGGCCATCGCCTGACCAGTCCTTCGACGACATGGGCCGCATCACGCCCGACTCGCTCGTCGGCTTTCCGTTCCTGGTGCTGACCACCCGCGACGTGGCCGACACGCCGTTCCCGCCCTCGGACGCCGCCTTCGCCAACAGCAGCGCCAAGACGCTCAACACCTTCCGCCGCCAGGGCGTCAAACTGCGCGATGCCGCCATCGGCAAGTACCTGGTCGACGCGGGCATCTTCGAGGAAGGCGATTTCGACGCCTTCGTCAACGCCGAAGTCGGCACGCCGATCAAGATGAAGCCGGGCTCGATGGCCCAGGGCGTCGACAAAATCCTGGCCGTCACGCCGCAGGTCCACGCCACCGCCGACGACTACCGCACCGCGCAGATGCTGAAACAGGACATGGACGAAATGCTCGGCATCAGCTCTGCCCAGGCCGGAGCGCCGCTCGAAACGGTCCGGTCCGCCACCGAAATCGCGGAATTCTCCTCTGGCGCGACAGGCCGCATCCAGACCGAGCGCAACCGCGTCATCGAGTTCTACCTGGCGCTGGTCCGCAAGATCGACGCACTCATCGTTCGCTACATTTCCGGCGACCATCTCGTCACCGTCGTCGGCCAGGACGGTGCCCGCCGTTTGCAGATGTGGAACCGCAAGCTGATTTACGGTCGCTGCGCCTACGCCATCAAGCCCGATTCCCAACTGATGAAAGACGTCGCCCGCGACCGCCAGCAGCAGCTCCAGGCGTACAACCTGACGGCGCAAGACCCGCTGGTCAACCGCGTCGAAATCCTGCGGAACATCTTTACCCTGCTCGGCTACGATCCCCTGCGCGCCGTCTTTGACCCGTCGCGCATCCCGCCGCAGATCCCCCCGGTCGGCGGCGAGGTCATGGGCGGCAACGAAGTCAGCAAGCACCAGAGCGAGCGCAGCGGTGGGATGCAGAACCGCCCCGGCGGCCAGGGAGACAACCGTGACGAACGCACAGGCAAAGGCCCGCAAACGCCGGTCGCCGGTGAGCGCGG